GTGAAGAGGTCTTTTTCTAAGTAAAGGACGGGTTTCATACGGATTTATAATCTTTGTCTGGTTTTTGAGTAAAGAACACATAAGGGCGTGTTCCACCCTTTGTGTTAGATATAGTGGCATGAAACCGACGATTTGGTTCCTTAATATTAAGTATCCGAATCATCTGTTCCAATGGTTCGCCTCTTACAATAGCAAAGAAGTTCCTAAAATCTCTAGTTAATCCACCCATGATAATATCGGTATTATATTCTAATCTGATAGGAACATTAATAAAAGTGTTTCGTAAGAAAGCGATATCGCTTTTTTTTAGGTTAGGATGGGTCTTTACAGACGCAACCGTAACGTGAGCACCATGAGCAGGGAAGTTAGTAAAAAACTTCATATGCTTATCCACAAACTGCTTATAATAAGCAATAAAATCCATCGGTAAACGAATGCGAACATTCATTCCGTCGATTTCGAGTTTGCCTATTATAGGGAGCCATGTATTCATATTACATTATACTCTTCCCTGCCCTGATGTCAACATGAATATTATACATGATCATCGCCATGATGATCATGTATAACGATTTTCTTTTTGTTTAAGATATTATCCACTTCATTGATAGTGAGGAATGCTGAACCATTGACTTTGATTGCCGTATCAACACCTACGTCAAGGATTTTGCCTTGATTGGTGATATTATGTTGTGCGGCAATTAAATTACCATGTGAATGACCACAAAGAGCAACATAATTGACATACTTCATTTTATCCCAAATTATAGGGGCCATATGACGACAGAAGTAGAAATTATTTCCGATTTGGAAATATGCTTCTTCACCGAAATAGGTAATTTCGTTACAATATTTACCCTTTGGAAAAGGAATACCCGGTTGTCCAACATTAGTAGTTTTATCTACAGAGAATGGGAAAATTTGGAAATTAGGTTTACCGCCCCAAAACTTCTCTAAGGAATTACGATAGAAACGAGAATGATAACCTTCATGATTACCAAAAACATAAAAGATTTGAGCCTTAGTTTTGTGTAGTAAATTAGAGGTTTGTTCGTCCGTGGTGTTCAAGCTATAATCACCTAGATAGATTAATAAATCTTTTTCGGTTAAAGACTTACATTGATCTTCTAGGAACTTATCATGTTCCTGATAGGTATTAAATCCACGGGGAGTCCAGATGAAATCTCGTTGATGGTTATAATGGAAATCACTTGCGAAATAAATTTCGTTGTAATCGTTTTTATTTAATTTAATTGGTTTATTCATTTATTCATAAATATACCACATAGAATCATAGTTGACAAGTACTATTCCGTAGATTATATTAAATGTATGAACGGTAAAGGACCACAAGTAAGAAAAGGCGCAAATCTCCAAGCATATTGGAACAATTATGATAATATCTTCCGAAAGAAAAAAGAAGAATTATCTGATAAAGATTTGGAAGAAATGAAGGATGATGCAGATACCATGTCACATTCTGAATTTATCAAAATAAGTAAAAAATATGACAACTAAATTTGATAGATATGATGCAGTGGAGAGGAAATATGTTGCTATTCCGAAGGTAGATGCTTTTTTTAAAGATATTCTACAGGTTATTAAAAAACATAAATTAACTATTGCACATGAAGATGTACATGGAGCATTTATAGTAGTTCCTGCTAATAAGGCAGATATTGATTGGTTAATCAATGCCACGGTTAATTTAGGAACACCTAAGAAGGTGAAGCATAAAGTAGCCAATCCTCCCGAAAAAGAAGTGATCAAACCTAAAGAAAAATCAAAATATAAATTTTACAAGCCAAAAGAAGATAAATGATTATTAATGAAATTGCAGGCGATCTACTTAAAGGATTGATACATAATGAAGTTGAATCAATAGCGCACTGTGCTAATTGTTTCTGTACAATGCGGTCAGGTGTGGCGGCTCAAATTCGCGAATGGTATCCAGAGGCATGCCAAGCAGATAGTAAAACAGTAAGAGGGGATCAATCCAAAATGGGGACTTTTACATTTGCAGAAACACATGGATATACTATTTTTAATATTTATGGACAATATAATTTCGGTTATGACGGTAAACAATATCTTGAATATGATATGTTTCGTAAAGGTTTAGAAGGTGTTCGTAATTATATGATTATCAACGGTATTAAAACATTAGGATTGCCATATGGAATCGGTTGCCAGCGTGCAGGTGGAGATTTTGTGATTGTTAGACAAATAATACAGGAGGTTTTTGAAAAAACCGATTTAAAAATAATTTTATATAAATTAAATAAGAGATGAATAATTTTTATGTTTACATGCTCATTGATCCAAGAAATAATTTACCTTTTTATATTGGTAAAGGCCAAATAATTGATAAATATAATAGAAAATATAGAAGATTTAAAGACCACTTATCTGATAAAAAAGGAAATAACAAATTTAAAATAAATGTTATTAATAAAATATTAGAAGAGAACAAAGAAGTGGGTTTCAATATTGTTCAGGACAATTTAAACGAATTAGAAAGTTTTGAAATTGAGAAACAACTTATATTAAAATATGGATTAAGGATTAACAATGAAGGAATTTTGACTAATTTAACTATGGGAGGCGAAGGTTCCAGTGGTTATAAACACACTGATGAAACAAAAAATAAACAATCATGTTTAATGAAGAAAATTTTAGAATCAAAGACTGCAAATTTTAAAGGTTGTCGTCATTCGACGACTACACGAATTAAAATGTCAGAGTCGCAACAATTATATAATACAAATAATCCAGATATTAGAAAGGGTCGAAAGCTAAATATTTCTCAAGAAAACAGGGAAAAACATATAGAATTGACCAAAAGACGGTGGAAAGCACTATCACCCCATGAATTTAAAAAATTCGGTGTACATGGTGAGAGAAATGGATCAGCGAAATCATACATATTTACAAATTCTGATGGAACGGTTTTTTCTGTAAAAGGTAGTTTTAAAAAATTTATAAAAGAGAATAAATTGTCATTGGCAACTTTTAAAAAATATTTAAACAGAGGAGTTATACCCCCTCCGATTGACATAACTCATAACCGAATGACCACGGAACGAATAAATTCTACTGGATGGGAAGTGAAATTAAATTAATATATACAAATATGACCGAGGCTGAAGATAATATCGAAAATAAAAAATGTTGTGGAAAATGTGCATGTGATACAACACCGGAAATTTCTGCGGAAGAACAGAAGAAATTAGATTTTTACAATAAAATAGTAAACGAAGCAAATAGAATTGCTAAAATTAAAACAGAATATGGAACAAGATAACGATAGTCCTTATTGTGAGGTATGTAATAGTTGCGGAGAAAGCGGATGTTGTTCGCCAAGCAACTGTCTAGCTGTCCGTTGTAAATATGGCGAAAACAACATACACGAATACCGTTCTATGCAAAAAGAACTATCAGACTATTACGATGTTTTGAAAGAGATTCATAAATATTTGGCATGGCAAGGCAATGAATGTTCTTCATTAGAATCTCGTAGATTATCAGAGAAAATAACAAAATTGTTTGCAACAGACTACAATCTGGTGTAACTTTAAAGGTAATGAAAAATTATACAGATATTAATATTATAGTAGATCGTAGTGGAAGCATGTCTTCTATTGCGACAGATATGTTGGGAGGTCTTAGGACTTTCATTAAAACACAAAAAGAACGTAAAGATCAGGCAAAGGTATCCTTTTACCTATTTGATGACCAATACGACACAATTTTCCAAGAAAAAGATTTATCAGATGTTAGCGACGAAGATTTTGCCTTGATTCCTAGAGGATGGACAGCATTAGTAGATGCCATAGGCACCACTATTAATTCTGTGGGTGAACGCCTTTCAAAAATTGCTGAAGCAGATCGTCCTAATAGAGTATTACTCTTAATAATCACCGATGGCGCAGATAACCGTTCTCGCGAATTTAAGTTGGTAAAAGTTAAAGAAATGGTACAACATCAACGGGATGTGTATGCATGGGATTTCGTATTCCTTGGTGCAAACATTGATTCTTTTGCAACAGGTGGCGGTCTTGGGATTGTAGGATCATCTACCCGTGATTTTGCACCAACCACAAAAGGTGTTAGAGAAGCATTCATAGGTTTAACTTCTAACTATGAATCGTATTCTATTCTTAATAGAGAGCAAGATAGAGGTTCTACCTTCGATTGGAATGCAGCAAAAGCTGAACAAAAGGCAAAGGAAGAAGCAAATAATGCTGCCGTTCCTGTAACTCAAAATAGCTAATATATGCGAATAGGAATTGTAGGCACACAAGCTAATGGTAAAACGACTTTGGTAAATGCTATCAAGGCATTTTGGCCGAATTATAAGTATATTGATGGAAAATATCGTAACTTTGTTAAAACACAAAGAGAAAATATTAATCAAAATGGAACTGTAGAAGTGCAGACTAAGTTAAGAGATTGTTTAATTGATGATGCAGTTGATAATGCTTCTGAGAAATATTCACTATCTGATCGAACCATTTTAGACAATGTTGTATATACTTTATGGTTAGGTGGTAAAGATAAAATTGCTGACGATGAATTTATCTCCAGTTCTATTAATATTTGTCGAGAAACATTGAAATTTTATGATTTGATTCTCTGGCTACCTTTAAATGATGCCATTGTTGCCACTGAAGAAAAGGTTAATCGTGATAATGATTTAACTTATCGAGAAGAAATTGATGCTATTTTCCAAGCCGTATACCAAGGTTATCTTGAACAAGATGGAATTCTATTCGATCCTAAAGATCAACCTCCTATGATTCCTCTTATCGGAGATTTGGATGCGAAAATAGAAATGATTAAACAATATATTGATGAGAAGGGTGATCCTATCGTAACAGAGGAATCTGTCTTCCAAGGATTGGAAGAAATGTACGATAAAGCACAACTTTTTAAACAATTGTCTGGAAATCAATGATAAGTTCTTGGTAAATACATGTGTTATGATTAAACCATTTATTCGCCAAGAAACTCCCGAAAAAGTATTCCTATGCAGACAGGGATCATGTTGTGCTTCTCTTGAGAAGCACGGGGAACAGTTCTTTTTGACCGATGATTTCGGTGGAAAAGTTCAATTAGACATTAATGATATGAAACTCTTGCCAGAAGCAGTAAAACACTTCTTGAAAGATTAATATCTTCAAAAGAAATTAAATCACACCCGCCCCGCCTCTCAATGATGCGTAATTGGGCGGGTATTTTATAAATAACCAGATATAATATATGAACCGTAATGAATTTATCCGTATTGGTGCATTAGGTGCCTTTTCTCTACCTATGATGTTAAAAGCCCAATCTCGGGAAAAAACACCTAAAGCAAAATCGGTGATCCAAATATATTTACCCGGTGGAATGGCGCATCAAGACACATGGGATTATAAAATCGCAGGTTCTCCTGAATATAGAGGGCCGTTCGAAGGTATAAAAACTAAAATTGCAGATGTACATTTTGGAAGTCTTTTAAAAGAAACATCGAAGATTAGTGACAATATTACTGTTATTCATTCAGTGACTCATGGCGAGGCGGCACATGAACGCGGCACGCATAATATGCTAACCGGATATAGACCTTCACCCGCTCTCAAATATCCATCTTTTGGAAGTATAATCAGTCATGAATTAGGTAATCGGAATAATTTACCACCTTATGTAATCGTACCTAATACATTTGCACCTGAAAATGGTACTGGATATTTATCCACCAAGTTTGGTCCATTTGCTATTGGAGCAAACCCCGAAGACCCTGCATTTACGGTAAGGGATTTAAATACCTCACAGGGCGTTACTGATAAAATATTTGATAGAAGACGTACGCTTCTTAATGCCGTAGATAATCATTTTAAAATAGCAGAGAGTAATGTTGATGCGGTAAAAGCGATGGATTCCTTTTATAATCAAGCATATGGAATGATTACCTCACAATCCGCCCGAGAAGCTTTCGATCTAACCAAAGAACCAGATCAGATAAAAGATGCATATGGTCGAAATGCAGCAGGACAGCGACTGCTTCTATCTCGCCGCTTAGTTGAAGCAGGTGTCCGTATGGTGACAGTATCATATGGAGGTTGGGATCATCATTCGAATCTTAAAAGTGCCATGGAAGCTAACATGGTGAACTTTGATAAGGCATATGCTGCATTAATAACAGACTTAAAACAAAGAGGATTACTTGACTCAACGTTAGTGCTGATTTCGTCCGAATTTGGCCGTACACCTAAAATTAATAATACTAATGGAAGGGATCATTGGCCTAGAGTTTTCAGTTCAGTTCTTGCTGGCGGAGGAATTAAAGCAGGTTTTGTATATGGTAAATCCGATGCATTAGCCGCAGAACCCGAAGATAATCCTGTCACACCTGAACAAATAGCTGCAACTTTGTTTGAGTTGGTGGGTATTGATCCGCATAAGAAAATTATGACTCCTGATCTACGCCCCGTTGAAATTTCATATAATAGTCAACCCATTAAAGAAATAATAACATAACAATAAACAAAAGCGAGGCTAAAAACCTCGCTTTTTTGTTATTGACAGGGGACAAGAATGTTGTATAGTGAAGGATGGATACACTTTCACGCAAACAAGCACTCAACATTTTGAGGTCAAATAAATGGACAGGTAATAACCAACTTTTATCTTCTGATGATGAATTGTGGTGCATATTTTATGATAAAATCATCCCTAATAACAGACTACTTTTTTCTTATAAAAATGATTATGTGGGATCATTTGAATTTAAACGTATAGGATTTATTTTTAAGAGTTTTGATCCCATGGATGATTTATATATTGCATATCTAGCTATTTTGGCGGAAATTGCAGAAGATGCTGCATATATAAGAGAACGCAAAAAACTTGAAGCATTGAAAGAAATCGAAAAAACCTATTCTAAATAAATTATGGCAAAGTCACCGACTATTACAGGGTTAGAGGAACTATTTAAACCTCTTGATAATACATGGATCAATAAAAATTCACTTGTGATAAATTATGCACGAAACTGTGGACTTGCAGTAGGTGGGTCAATTGCAATGGCAATTTCTAACAAGAAACCGCATAAAATCCCAAATGATTTTGATTTCTTTACGGATAAAAACGACAAGGCACTAGATTTTTTAAATAAAATAACTTCATGGCTGTCCCGACGACCTAACACAAACTACAAAGTTTTATTTAATAATAAAAATAAGTTCACTTTACCGGGAGTATCCAATCATATTAGAATTATGGTTCCTTTTTGGAAACCGATTTGTATTATGACTTTGGAATCACCCATAAGAACTTTTTATTTTAAAGGAGGATTAGAAGTTCAATATTTTGATGATGTTGTTTCTGCTGCAAAACATGTAAGTTGTATTGATAATAAAGAGCGGTTGCCTTTTAATGTGGAGGAATGTCGCGAGAATATTAGAACCCGTCATATGGCAAATGGCACATATGACGTAGATTATGAACCAGAAGTACCTGTTCGTGTTGCATCAGGCCGTATTATACAGCCTAATGTAACAAGTATTATACTAGATCGAAGCGTTCCATGCGATCCATGCGATCATGTTGAAATGGGTGCTATTGCCACTCAACCCACCAATCGTCTTCGTCGTCGTACTACCAGACTGGATCGAAGTTATAATGATACTCCATCCGATGATGTTCCTGATGACATTAATGATTCAATAGTCCAGCCTGCTGTAGATTTGATTGCTGATTTACCAACAGGAGCAGGTAATCTTTCTCCCTTTTGGAGTCCTATTAGGCGTTCAATAGTTAATGGTACACTTGGCCCGCCGTGCGTGAGTACGGAAGAGTGGGATGATATATACACTACTTCTGCTGTAGCATCTAATTTTAATAATAATATATCGGGGACACCATCAATGTACACTCAATGGATTGCCAACCAACCCGCAGAACAGGAAAGTTGTGTGTCTTAACTAGGACGTTTGTAAATATCCAATTTCTCAACTAAGAATTTGACTAGTTCTGAACGTTTAATATCTTCCGCAGAGAAGAATCTTACATGAATGTTATGTTCAATAGAATCTTCACCCATAAGTTTTTCATAAACTTTTTTGAATTGGTCTTTTTCTTTGATATCGGTTTGATATGAATCACCCATAAGGAAGATTCTGCAATTATCCGCACAACGAGTAAGAATGGTTAAATGTTCCTTGTAAGAAATATTCTGACATTCTTCTACAATAATTACACAATTTTTGAAGTTTCGTCCGCGTAAGAAAGAGATAGGAGCAAATTCAATCCGTCCTTCTTTTTCTAGTGCTTCAAGTTCTTGTTGTGTTACGAAATTGGAACATGCTTCAAATGCAGTTTGGAACCATTCTGAAACCTTTGCAGATTTATCACCGGGAAGATATCCTAAGTGAGCTTGAGAAGATTCTACAACGCTTCTAATATATACGATTTTTTCAATTTTATTATGTGTCAATAATTCTAATGCAGAATACATAGCACATACAGATTTACCTGTACCTGCTGGACCTTCGACAAAAACAGCATTAGTGTGATAATCTACCATCACATCTATTAGTTCTTTTTGTTTATCTGTCCATTCAAAAGGTTGATACAGAAGCATCGCACTTTTCATTTTTTTCTTTACTGACCCGACGCTCGCTGACCTTGATTTAGCACTCATCTATATTCTATTTACCGTTTATAGTTGCTATATTTTTTTCTGTGATGATTAAAAAGTCAATTTTATTGCCTTTTTTTGATCTATCGGCACAATATTGCTTTGCCGCTTCCCATTTACATTGGTTTACTGCATATTCTAATGCCGCATATGCCACAGTACTTCTCTTAGCACGACTAGAGTATTCTTTTAGAATGGTTTGGCTGTGTGGTTTAACCTCCACTAAGAATTCTCTTATAGTATTTCCGATTTTCATTTTCACATAAAAATCAACAAAGTATCTTGCCCAGCGGTTCTCGGTTTTTTTGAAATAAGGAATAATAACTCCTTCCGAGTTCCATGCGATTACATTAGGATTGGTATCCAAAATAACCATTAACTGACTTTCTAAACCACTTCTAAAAAATGGTTTGTCTTTGTTAAGACATTTATTTTTATTAATAGGTGTAAAGAAATTCTGTTTAAATTCACGATACGTTCTTTTTGCCATGATTATATTTATAATAAAAAAACCGTAATATTGCTATTACGGTTTTGATGGGGGAGTGTTAATATTACTGATTAAGCATGAACAGAAAGTGCTTTAACAGCCTCGTTTAGTTCTGTATTTGCGCCTCCTACAGAAGCAGCAGAAGCAGCAATAGTGATACCAAAAATAGGAGCAAACTTATCTGCAACAGATTTGATAGCATTGAGTCCGTTTATAGCAGCAGGTAGATATTTGTCTACTTGTTTGGCAATAGGAGTTCCTGTGATCTGTTTTTCGATTACTTGTAACACGACGACAAGTTTAGTGATTACTTCATAGGTAGCTTGTGCAGCAGCCTTGATTTTGGTTAAATTGGTTAATACGGAAAAAGCACTGGATAGATAGGGTAACATAATTGAATTTCTTTCTATTACTATTTATTGTTTGGTACATGATTTACAATAATTGTATATTATTATGATATGAATTAACTGAACAGGCATTTATAAATGCCTGTTCATCTTTCCATGTATGCCCGTAACCATATGTTTTATTGTTGATTGTATATCCACCGGTAAATCCTATTAAATTAATAGTTTTATGAGGATATAACTGTAATAATGTGAAAAGTATAATATATCCTATGGAGGGAGTACACCCCACTTTAAAAGATTTCCATGCTTCATCAGATAACAATATCTCAGATATTTTGGTTTTATCAATTAAATTTTTTTTTTCTATATATACTTCTTTATCTACTTGATGACTTTGTAAAGATAGGTATATATTTTCAAAATTGTTAATTATGGTAAATAAACGGTTCATTCCATGAAATCCTCCTCCCCAACCAGTGAAATTATTTAATACTAAAGTATTTGTATAAGATTTGAAATATTCTATATGTAAAGCATTGTTGAAATGAATGATATATGCATTTGTAAAATCGAATTCTTTAAAATGCTTCTCTGTTAAGAATTCATTATTTGCTATTAACCATATGACATCTTCTTTTATTACCATTATAGTTTATGTTCCTATTACCGTTGCATGTAATAGAGTGCATTCAAATATTACAAATGACCCTCTTACATCCATATTACATATATTAAATTTTGTGGATAATTTTTTACACCATTGTTCAGGTTTCATAATGGTTAAATGTAAACTCCCCCCCATTAGCATCTCTCCAAAAAGAATCCCGACAAGATATTCCTAGATAAAAGTATCTCGATTTGAGTTTAGATATTTCGTTTAATACGTTATCGACTTCAACTGGAGGAATATGTTCTAATACATCAGAACATATCACATAATCAAAATCTATATCATATATTACAGATAAATTATCAATACTTGAACATATAAAATTACTATTTGGGAATACTGTTTTATTTTTATTAATGATAAAATCTGATATATCAACTCCATAATAATTAGGACTATTACGTGAATTAAAGGCATGTCCACATCCTAAATCGCAAATTTTTGTATTATCATCAATAGTCAATAATTTAGTTATTCTGCTAACATCACCGGGAGGATACTTCCTTACAGAGTATAATTCATTATATTTATTTTGTTCGTCTTTTATCCAATTGTTCATAAGTTGTATAGTGTTCGTGCTTCTGTAAAGAGTTTATCAATAACCGCAGAAGATACTGTTTTAGAGAATTCTTGCCGAATATTATTAAAAATGGGATGATTTATGTTATTGGTTAACTCCATCCAACCTACAAAATAATTCCAAATTCTATCTTCCCATTTATTGGGATATGGGACACCTAAAGGTCTATCGAACCGATGATTCCATTTGATATCGGGGAGACATATACATTTATTTCCCGCCTTTCTAAATTTTTGATGAATATAGCCTTCCTCTGCACCGAATCCTCTAAAATTTGGGTTAAATCCTAACCATGCATCCTTTCTACAAGAGAACACTCCTAATCCCATCATAGGGATTTCAAATGGTATTTTAGCATCTAATGCTATTTTATTGGTGGCCCATACTCCATACATATTTCCTCTCCAAATAGGATCGAAATGTGTAGAAATATTTTTCAAATCATCATACAATAGTGGCCCCTGTATTAAATTCTTAGTTGAGGGATTTTTATCATAATATGATAATAAATTTTGTATGGCAAATGGCTCAAACATTACATGTGAATCCATACATAACACATACTCACCTGCGGCATTATTAAATATTTCTTCTCGTACCGAGGTACTTTTCTTTTTATCATATGGTATATATCTAGCCTTACTAGACGAACAGAAACGTTTTAATGCATCCGCATGTTTACCTGTGGGGTTATTATCAACTACAATAAGATCAATTAAATGCTCAATACCTTGCAGTTGATATAATCGTAATGCTTGAATAGAGAAAAATACTCCATCATAATCATCATACGTTGCCATGCCAATTGTTAACCATTTCTGTTCCATATTTGATACTATTTAATTATCCACTATATATGAATCCATCAATACTCTTGCAACTTAAATGAATTTACAATCCGCTATGGATCAATGCTTGTTTATAACTAGAGTTCCATATCTCAAGCATCATACTGTTTTTATGTGTGTTATATTGGATGTTATTAAGAAACGGCATCCTTGGTTGAGTAGACATCTCAGTATAATGCACCAATCTAGTATCGTTTGAGTAACCTACACCATCCAGACAATTGTATATTTTATCTAATGTGCCTACTTGAGTATTGTTACCTACCAAAATTCGATAACCTTTTTGTGACCGTCCTGATGATCTCATTTGATTAATTGCAGGCCACCACGGTTCATTAAATTTACTGCAATCCAATAACATTACATCAGTGCGCTCTGGTGATATGGCCAAATATGAACAGTTTTCCATTGGTAATTCCCACATTTGGCGGATGTCTTTTAATACAATCTGATCAACATCAAGATATATTGCTCTGCCTTGAAAATTACATAGCTCGGGAATAGCCCAACGGAAAGCAGAAAAGTTTGTCTTCCACCCTGTTGTTGTGTTTTGTGTTCTGTTTTTTCTACCTTTATTCCAATGCTGCCACATGCTATTAGGTATACCATCAGTCATCCATACAATCTCATATGGCCCTGATGTGGTATTTTTTATACTCCATTCCAGCACCAACTCGGCATCTTCGTTCCCTGGTTCACTTCCTATAAATATTTTAATGGTATCCATATTTTTTTGCTTCCTTTATCGTCTGTAAGATTTTAATGGGTAATTCCTTAGGTTTGCATTGTACATCACGCCACCAATTACACCATTTATTTTTATTTACACTGTTTGGTTCGGTATAATCCATGATTTTATCCCAACTACGAGGTTCATAAAATACACCAACACCATCAAACCAGCTACGACCCGTTGCAATGACCTTTGAATTATTAATAAACAACTCATTACTCACACTGGAGCAATTAATGATATTAAACTTGGAATGAGCAATCAATTTATAATTGATATTCTCCTCGTATAATGTTGCTGGTAATTCTTCTTGATGTTTTTTATTACCAACAAAAATAGGTAACTGATGTTGAAGTTCTTCATAAGCAGTTAAACTTTTGACTGGCGACATTTTAACTACAGGAGTATATCCATGATCCTTGATAATTGGGATTAATCTTTTAATCCAATCATCCATAGGTATATATCTACCATTTTGATAAAACTGATGTTTTATTAACTCTGTAGTCCATTGACCCCATATGGTAACTATATTATTCAATCCAAGGGGCGGTGGATCGTTTTTATATAATTCTATATTATTGAGTATACGTTTTCTATGACCCTCAATATATGAAGGCATATCACTCCATTTAAATTCATGATCTAGATGTTTCCATTTTTTATAAATACTGCTTATGCAATTATAAGAATAAAAATCTACCATAAATGAACTATAGTGGTTAAAGTAGCCAAAATCAAACGAAAGTACTGGTATATCAGCTGCTAAACATTTATTAGTTATCTCTATCCATGCAAGAGTGCATTGTAATAACCCATGTTCATTGCGGTGTAACAAGGCTTCAGCATTATTCTTTTTAAGATAATCTATTAGCTGGGTTATTTCAATTTCATGAGGTATATGTATAAATTCATACCCTTCATTATTAGCATCCTGCTGGTTATTTAAGATAAATTCATCAATTTTACCTTGATATAATTCTATCTTATGATTCCATATAAAAATTTTTTTCATTTTATGGGTTAGGCGGTGCCGCAAGGTATAGTTGACTCACTTGGTGATGGTGAAGGTACTGACGCACTTGGTGATGGTGATGGACTTGGTGATGGTGATGGACTTGGTGATGGTGATGGACTTGGTGATGGTGAAGGTACTGACGCACTTGGTGATGCCGAAGGTGCAGTTGACTCACTTGGTGATGCCGAAGGTTCTGTTGATGGTGAAGGTACTGACGCACTTGGTGATGCCGAAGGTGCAGTT